GGTACAAACATCCCTCTGAAGAAAGAATTGGCTGAGGGGACTCAAACAAACCTCACAACTGACACGGCCTACACAGTCACGGCGGCCGAGGTCGGAGATTTCGCTCCAGGAAAGACCGTCATTGGCGGTCTGATCTCTTGCGACAACGGTGTCGGGTTCGCCTACATCCTCTCGCAAGGTCTGGTCGCGGCGATCATCCCCTGGTCCGTGAAGGGTGCAGTGGCTGATGGGCAGCCAGCACTATGCCAACCATACACGCTCAAGGCTGGAGATATCGTCCGTTGCATGAATAACACTGCAGCAGACAGAGAAGCGGCTGCAGCGGTCTATACTGCTCGAGGAGTCTCGAGGATCTTCCATGTTACACCGTCTGGTGGAGCTACGAATGAATTAGTCGATATCCAAACTGGCAACTCGATCGGTGACACGCTCCAGGGCGACAGAATCGTGAAGTGGTACGGATCTTCTGTCGACGGCAACAAGATTGAGACGCAGGGCTTCTATGTCGTCGATGCACTCGGCAACGTCGTCGGTTCTTGCAGCGCAACGAACCCGATTGTTCAACAGCCAGGCTTCTCGATGGCCTCGGTACCGATCCAACTGAATTACAAGTTCCAGTTCTTGACAAACGCCTGAGAGTGATCTTATGGCGAAGATGACTAAAGCGGCTGGACGCCGAAGATTAGCGGAAATCCTCTCGAAGTCGAAGAAGCTCTATCTGAGGGGATTCATCTCGACAAAAGACCTCGACTCGATCGAGCGGATCAGTAAGACCAGATCGAAGCAGCTCAAGTGAGGACGCGGCCGATGGTGCAAGTTCCTAACCTTCAGTTCCCTGGACAGGGCGGTCAAGCAGCTCTCCCTCCAGGATATCGACCCTCTGACTTCCCTGGCATCGACTACAAACCAACTCCAGTAACCCCCGTCGGCGCTCCTGGTGCGCCTGGAGTACGGCCCACCGCACCAGGCGTCGGCATCCCGAACAACTTCTGGGGATTCTATGGGGTTGAGATGATGTCTGACATTTCCCCGCGCGTGTACAAGCTGTTGAAAACCAAAACCCTCGAGGCTGGCGACCAGGAAACTCAGATCCAATTCTCCGATGTGCAGGGTGTCGGGGATCCAATCACCATCGAGGACTTGAATCGAGAGGAATTAGTCCGTCTAATCATCGTCAACTTTGCCAGGTTGTCAACAAAATCAGAATGGAACGGGTTGTTAGGATGAGATCTGAAGATAGAAAGCCTTCGAAGAGGGTCTTCCCACTACTGCAGAACCTCGACCTCGATACTGTAACCTTCGCGCAGATCGCCAGCACTGGAGATCCCATCACGATCCAGGACATGAATGAACAAGAGATGGTCGACCTGATCATAGTCAACCTGGCACGACTCTGTGTAGCTGGTGAATGGACGGGTCTTCTCGAAGCTGGTGGTGGAGGCGGTGTCACACTCGTAGGTGGAGAGATCGACAACCCGTCGACGTACAAGTACTGGGCGATCACAGCACAGCCCCCCTATGGAATCATCAGAGTGTCGGCTTCAACGAAGCAACAAGATAAGGGCACATTCTTCCCCTTTGTTGCATCTCAATCCGGAGCCCTTACAGGAATGAAAATGTACGTCGCCACAGCTCACTCCGGTGGCAGCTTCTATGCTGCAGTTTATTCCTCCAATGATGATACAGCCCTCCCAGAAACCCTGGCAGGGTACTGCACATTCAGCACGACATCGACGGGCACTATAGAAATCACGAGCTTCTCTTCGACGATCACCACCGTGAAGGGTACGACATACTGGCTCTACACCAACGTCGGTGATGCGGACACTTGCACCAACCTCCGCCTGTACGGACAGAATGCCCTAAACTCAGGCCCATGCGTGACGGGTGGGCCATTTGAGGATGTCACGAATAATGAAGCAGGACTTGGATTGAGATACAATGCCGAATCGCTGGGGGTTCCAGCATCATCAGTCACGACCGGCGATCTCGAACCGAGTGTCATATTTTCCACCGAGGGTTTTCCTCCTCGAGTCATGGTGGCGTGGACATGATCCGCGCGCATTATCGTGATGGAGAATTGGTCGGCTACATCGACATGTCATGGGTTGGGGTGCGATTAGCTCGGAATCAAGCTCTTGAGGAGTCTGACTGGCGAGCCGTCAAGGACAGAGTCCTACCTAACGAATGGAAGGACTACCGCCAAGCTCTACGCGATCTCCCCCAGAACCACGACTCCGCTAATGATGCTGCAGACAACTGGCCGGTGGCGCCAGATGAGTGATGAGAGCTTCCCCGAGCAGGTTCAACGGATCGTCGTTGACAACGCCTTCGCTTTCGTCCTCGGTTGGCTCCTGGGCGCGGGGCATGTCCTGTCCCTCTTCTCTGATCTGGCCGGTGCGTTCTCATGACGAAGAGAAAACCTGACCAGGTGATCGAGTATCGCGTCAGCCTGCAGGACAAACAGAGCGAGCAACTCGACAGCATCATCGCCGCTTTCCAGATCAACAAGATCGCGACTCCCCTGGTGGCTCTGCTCAGCGATGCGTCGGCAATGCTGCTCATCACGGGTGTTCTGGAGGCAACCGGAGTCATTGATCTCGACAAGGGAGTTCTTCGAGAGATCGGCGATGGCCTGTATGAAAATTATGGGGATGCGATGAAGGCGTATCTTATGGATCCGGCCGACCTCATTATCAATCCTCTCAACATCGGCACCGGACTTCCGAGTGATGTGGCGCAGAAAGCCGCCCCCACCGTCATCAAAGCGTGGGTTTGGCTGATGACGACTGGTCGAGTCCTAATCGCGGAAAAGTCGTAAAATCTCGATATCCAGGATATCGGACTCACTGGGAGGGGTGCTGCTGCCCCTCGGACGGGGGGGGGGGGGGGGTTGCATCCTCGATATTCTCGCAAATACAGCCTTCGACCGGAGATCCGCAGATTAAGCAGATCATCCATAATGTCTCATCGCACCACTCGGCCAGCTCTAATTCCGCTTCGTGTTCCTCTTGCATGAAGTCCCAGCCCTCCCAGTGATCGACCCAAGACCAGAATTGAGAGTTATTCATCATTTTCAACAATCCTTGCATTTTCTCGTTCCAAAGCCGGCGGCGCCTACGTTCCATCGCATCGACTTCCACTTTCCGCAGATCGCGCAGTACGCATAACCAACACTCATTCAATCATCTCGCATGAATGCCTTTGAACATAACTTGCATACATTGTATGGAGGCCACATCGCGCGGTTATCGCAAAACTCGCTAATACACTCCATCAGAACCGCCCTCCGCGAATTGAACGAGTCTCAGCTGCAGCCAGGACTTCGAGATATACAGCTGGGCCGTCGCCAGGATCAGAGTCACCACGCTGGATGCACTCGATGCGGTAGTTAGCCACCTTCAGATCCTTCTCGAGGCGGCGCGTCTTGCGATCTTGCAATTCTGCTTTCGCGGAATCATTTCGGTTCTTCTTCTGGTTGACGTTGTAGAGGAGGAGCGCAGAGCAGACCCTCGCGCTCTTCTGTCCTTTGTCGAAGCCCTGGTACACCTTCAGAGCCTCATGATCGAGTGAGACTGTCACCACCCACCTCCCTGCTTTTCTAATCGGCATGGATGCCCCTCTCAGAGATTGCTCTTAACCTTTGTTAACCGCCGCCGAAGTTCCATAACCGGAAATGCTTGCATTTCAGGTTAGCGCGTCAGCATGCGCACTGGAAAGACTCCGTTTTTCACAAGGGAGATAAGCATTTGGAGCGAGGCGCCCGAGAAAACAGGATTAGACATGATTATGTGGGGAGCACGGCCGTTGCACGGTCGGAGCACGGCGGTTGCACGGACATGGTATTACTCGAAACAGCAATTTTGGCCGGTTTAGGCCTCCTGAACCTCTGTGCGATCGGCTTTCTGGCTCATTGGATCAGAATGCACCTCGACCAGGGGCTGCAAGACATAGATGAGAAGCTCGCGATTGCAATTACAGCGCTGATCGACAAGCTAATGTCGGGTAATCTTGGAGAGTTCGAGCCTCCGAACCCGATACAAGGCGCCATCGCTCAGTTAATTCAAGGAATGGCGCAACAGAAGATGTCCACGATCAACGCGACAGTGACGGAGCGTGCTCCAGATGGACAGTTTGCGCCCGCTCAATCGTTTGAATGATAATTATAAGCCTCCTTTCTTAACAGATTGAACATGGCACGCAGAAAGAAAGCAAAGCGCCGAAGATCACCGAAGACAATCAGTCTTCTG